GGTACAGGCGATGCAGTTCGGCCAGGGTGACGCCGAAATCAGCGCTCTGGCCCGCCGCGGCGCGCTGCAGCTTGGTGAGGATCTCGGTGTCGGCGGCGAGCTTCTTGTTGCTGTTGAGTTCCTGTCTCCGCAGTCCGTCCAGGCCGCGCATGATCCCGGCCTGTTCCTGCCTGGCCTGAATCTCGAGCTCGAGGCCGGCCACGATGTCGCGCTGCGCCCTGACCGCCGCAGCCATCATCTGGTTGTCGGCCCCCTTGGCCAACTGGTCGCGCAGGTACTGCAGCTTCTCGCGCGCTTTGTCGATGTCCGTTTCGCCCTGCCGCATGCGGCTCCACAGCACCAGCAGCGCGGAGCCGAGCCCGACAACCAGCGCGGTGGCGCCGGAGATCGGCGCGGACAACGCGGCCAGCGCCCCCGCGAGCAGCCCGGCCCCCATGGACGAACTGGTGAAAAACGCAACCAATCCCGTCGCGGTTAACGTGCCGGCGGCGGCAATGGCAATGTCCGCGTTGTCCGCGACCGCCTTGATTGCGCCGGCCAGCGACTGCGATGCGCCGGTGAGCTTGTCGAACTGGCCGACGGTGTCGAGCAGCTTGTTCTGCAACTGCTGCAGCGCGCCGCCGACCGTCAGCGGGATCTTCGCGAAGTCGCGCTCGACCGATGCGGCCGCATTCTCCAGGGCCGCGATCAGCTGCTCGGCGGAGAGCTTGCCTTCCTGCCCCATCTCGCGCAGCGCGCCGCGGGTGACGCCAAGACCGTCGGCGATGGCCTGCGCCAGGCGCGGCGCCTGCTCGAGCACCGAGTTCAGTTCTTCGCCGCGCAGCGTGCCGGAGGCGAGGCCCTGGCCCAACTGGACGATGGCCGCGCGCATGCTGTCCGCGCTGCCGCCGCTGACGGCCATCGCCTTGCCGATGGTCTGCGTCACCGACAGCAGCCGGTCCTGCGACACGTTGAGTACCTTGCCGGCCTCGGCCAGGCGCCCAAAGATGTTGCTGAGTTCGGCCACCGGGGCGCGCGTTTCCTGCGCGATGCCGTACAGCCGGCGGTATGCGTCGGCCGTCGAGCCGAGCCCTTCGGTGGCCAGCGCGAGCCGGGCTTGCAGGGTGGTGAACTGATCGGCCAGGCTGGCCAGGCCGCGCAAGCCGCCGCCTGCGCCGGCCAGGGCCAGCAGGCCATGACCCATGCTGGCGAGCTTCCGGTTCAGCCCCTCGGCCGCATCGGCCGAGCGCTTCAGGTGCTCCTGAGCCGAGCCGGCGAACGACGACAGCCGGTTGTCGACCTGGCCGACGGCGCTGATGATCTGGCCAGTGTCGGCGCGGATCCTGATGAGGACGTCGTTGTCCGCCATTTGCGCGCTCTACAATTCGCCCATGCTCAGCCTGCTGCTCACGTTCCTGCTGGCCGGCGCCGGCGCCGTGCTGCTGTTTTTTGCCATCGGCCTGTCGGTGACGACCTGGTGGTTCGCGCCGGCGTTGCTGGCGCTGGTCCTGCTGCTGCGCCGCGCGCACCGGCACTGGCAAGCCGAACAGCAGTAACGCGGTTCAGCGCTCCGCGGCTCGCTCCTGCTGGGCCCGCCAGACATCGAGCGTTGCCTCTTCCATGGCCTGCACGAGAAAGAACACGTCGCGCCGCTGGCGCGCGCGGCGGAAGCGCCGTTCGATGAGCGGCAGCACGGCGGCATAGTCCAGGCCGGTCGGTCCGGCAACGCCGGCGTGCCATTGCGTCTCCAGCTCGCGCCACAGGCACCAGACACGCCAGTTCTCGCGCCACAGGTAGGCCGGCGGATCGTCTGCGCCAGCCACGGCGCAGGCCTCGCCCAGGCGTCGGAATGCCCCAAGCGGATCGTCGTCGGCCGCGGCTGCGGACTGGGGAGCGCTGACGTCCGCATCATCGTCGGGAGGAAACCGTAGCGGCGCGCGCAGCTCACCGCTTGCCCATAGGCGCGCTACGGCCCGGAGTTTTTTGCCCGCCCTCCGAGCCCGGCCGACGTGGCCTGCGCTTCCAGGTAGGCAGCGAACACCGCGCCGGCGACGCCGAAGATGCCGAGCAGCGCATCGAAGGCATCAGCCGAGAACGGCACCGGATGGTCCTGCTCGTCGCACACCAGCGTCTGTTCGCGCCAGCCGGTGATGCGGTCGCGCAGGAAATCGGCCACGGGCACATCGGCGCCCGCGTCGCGCTGGAGCTGCTGGATCTCGTCGGCGCCAAGGCGCCGCGCCTGCAGCCGGAAGGTGAAGTTGCGCTGCTTGCCGGCGTCGTTCAGCGCCAGCTTGACCGGGAACTCGATGGTGTCGCCGATCGCCAGTTTGAATGCCATTGCCTCTCCCGAATCCGCCCGGAAGATGGGCACGGCAGCAACGGCGGTCCGGGCGAGGTCCGCGCGGGCACGAACACCCGTTGTCGCCGCCGTTGGCCGGTCAGCTCGAGTATTCGGTCACCGCCGCCGCGAGCGCAACCGTGATCGTGCGCTTGTAGACGTTGTTCTGCGCCATCGCCGGCGCCGCCGATCGGGCCCAGATGCCGGTGCCGACGATGCGCGCGATCGCGTTGGCGTCGATCACGCGCATGGCACGATTCGCCTGGCTGTTCTGCGACGAGATGACGTGCGACCAGAAGGCCTGCGACTGGTCGTCGTCGACGTTGATCGACACATCGATGGCCGAGGTGACCGTCGGGAACTTGAAGATCATCGGCACGTCGAGGTACTGGCCTTGCTGGTACTGCATCTCTCCGCCGCTGACGTTCAGTTCGTTGACCTGCGCCACGTCGACCCATGCGGTGACCTCTTTGCCGCCGCCGGTGATGGTGCCGGCCGGGAATTTCGCCGTGTCCGACGTGTCGCAGCCGGACAGCGTCGCGTCGTTCGTCGATAACGCGCTCACCTTGAACACGCGGCCGACGAGGCTCGGCCAGGTGCACGAGGTGATCTCGATGTAGTCGTTGGCGACGACGCCGTGCGAGGCCGAGAGCGTGGCCACGGCGTTGGCGGCATTGGTGATCGCCGAGATCGTGAACGCGGTCTGGTAGCCGCTGGCGATCTGGACCTTGGAACCGTTGACGATGATGCGGGACATGAATGCCTCCTTGGGTTACACGGTGCTGATGGTGCGGTCGACGATGCGCCGCGTGGTGAACTCGTCGCGCCACACCGTAGTGCCGTCGACAAAGTCTTCCAGGGCGCCGCGGACGAACTGCACCGTCGTGACGCATTGGGGCGGGACCCAGCCCACGAGCGCGACAGCCACCGCCTCGCGCAGCGGGGTGAGGGAATCGACGGCGCGTGCACCGCTGGCGTCGCCGGCGTGCCGCACGAAATACAGGACGCTGAAGCGGCCGTCGTGCTGCTGCACGTTGGTCGCCAGGCCCTCGGCCGGAGCGGCCACTTCGTCCTGGGGCAGCACGTAAGCCGCGGGCACGATGCGCGCGAGGGCGTCGCTGGCCTCGACTTCGGCCAGGGCTCCGATCCGCAAGAACTGCGCGCCGCAGTGCGCCTGCAGGCGGTCACGCGCGGCGAAGGCGACGTCGATCATGCCACGATCCTGCCGAAGTGCCGCGCCAGCTGGTCGCGGATGATCTCGCCGTACTCGCGCGGCAGCCCGCGCGCGCGGGTGGCGATGTAGGGCCTGGCCGGAATGGTCACGCTCCAGCCGCGGGCGTTCGTGCCCCACTTCTCGGTGACGCCGCGCTTGTGCTTGTCCTTGGCGAAGCGGGTCCGGCCGCCGACCCGACGCAGCCTGACCTTGAACGAGCGCGGGGCGAAGGCGATCGTGCCGCCGAACTGGTGAATGGCCGCGTACTCGACGTTCGACCCGACCTCGACGCCGTTGCCGATCAACCGGTAGCTGACGCTGTTGCGCAACCGGCCGGTGTCGAGCAGCGGCTTGCTCGATCCCTTGCGGCGCCGCCTGATGGTGCTGGCCGCCAGGGGCTTCCACGGCACGCCGTACGGGTCCCTGCTGTCGCGAAAGCGCAGGGCCGCGTCGGCGACGATATCGGCCCCGATGCCGCGGAAGACCGGCGCCAGATCGGCCGCCTTGGCGCGCAGGGCCGCCAGGGCGCGTTGTGCCGGGCCGGCGTCGACGTCGACGGAGATCCTCACGGCGCCCACGCAGTGGCGAAAGACTCGCCGAACGTCGCCTCCGCCGGGTACGCCCTGACGGCCACGGCAGAGTGCACCGTGGTTCGCGTCGAGACGATGCCGCCGGCGGAGCCGATCAGCGGCAGTCGGCCGTCGGCCACGCGGCCGAGCCAGGCGATGGCGTCCTCGTAGTGCTGGCGCACCGTCTCCGGCGCGCCGAGGTCGTGCAGCAGGTAGCGGGCGATGTCGCAGGCCACGCGGACGATGTCGGCCGGCAGCGGCGCGGCCAGCGGCACGGCGTAGCGGCCGCCGATGCGGCTGTCGATGATGGCGTCGGCATCGGCCAGCGCGCGGTCGACCACGTCCGTGTCGATCTCGCCCGCCGGCGGCGTGGCGCGGTCGGTGAGCTGGATCAGCTCGACCTCACCGAAGCGCTCCGTCAGGTCGGCCTGCGCGGCATAGGACATGGTTCAGGCCTCGGCCGGCGCTTCCGTATCGTCCGGTACCGGCGCCACGGCGCTGATGACGCCACCGGCGCGCAGGACGGCCTCGACCTCTGGCGCCAGCGGCGGCAGTTCGTCGCCGGCGCTGTAGCGCACGCCGTCGTGGTCGATGTTGCCGAGCGCGTACAGCGCGCCCGGCTTCTTGGCCTTCGACATCAGGCCACCGCGTCGGCGAAGAAGTAGCCGCAGGCCGAGTCGGCGATCAGTTCCTTGACCGACTCGCCCACGCGCACGACCTGGCCACCGCGCATGCCGACGTTGCGGTCGAAGTCGGCGCCGGCGATGCGCTCGCCCCATTGCGCGGTGAATCCGAACGTGGCGCCCGTGGACCCGAAGGCGGCCGGATTCATGTGCAACAGCGCGCAGTACTTGCCCCAGCCGCGCGCCATGGTGGCCGTCTGGCCCTTCTTGGCGGTGTTGACCCAGGCCGCGCCGACGAGCACCTTGTCGACGCCGAAGAGCTGCGCCAGCGCCGGCTTGTCGGCGATGCCGTAGCTCTGCGCCGTACCCTTGGTGGCCTGGACCACGGCCGTGTGCTGGACCAGCTTGGTGTAGACCTGCTGGCCCATGACGATGATGTTCGGCCGCATGACCGGCGTGTCGAGCGCGTCGAGAATCGCCGCCACCGGGTTGCTCGATGCGTGGCTCCACTGGCTGGTGCCCGACAGCGTCGTGCGCTGAGTGCTCGGGTAATTGCCGATGGTGTTCACCAGCGTGGCCACGCGCACCTCGCGCGCCAGGGCGATGAGTTCGGTCAGGTAGGTGGCCGCGCGGCCCAGCGGGTTGAAGCGCGCGTCGGCGTTCTGGATGTCGGCCAGGGGCACGACATCGTCGAGCGCGTAGTCGACCGTGCTGTCCGTGCTCTCGGTAGCGCTGGTGT